GTGTCACTCTTGGGCCAATGGGGGATGCTGGTGATGTCCTTCTACTTCGGCGGACGCACCCTTGAGAAGGTCATGGATATGAAGGCCAAGCAGAAATGAACCTGACGGCTAACTTTACGCTTGAGGAATTGGTCAAGAGCGAGACTGCTCTTCGGCACGACATGGACAACACACCCGGGGAGACTGAGATTGCAAACCTTAAAACCCTATGTGAGAAGGTACTCCAGCCCGTCCGTGATCATTTCCAGCGGGGAGTTAAGGTCAACTCAGGCTTTAGGCACCCAGAGGTCAACGCAAAGGTGGGAGGCTCCAAAACGTCCGACCATTGTAAAGGACAAGCCGCTGACATTGAGATTCCCGGTGTGCCCAACGCAGACCTAGCCGTGTGGATTATGGAGAACCTAACCTACACCCAGTTAATCCTTGAGTTCTACACCCCCGGAGTGCCTGATTCGGGCTGGGTGCACGTCTCCTACGACCCTGCTAACCTCAAGAAAGAGAACTTGACTGCTACCAAGCAGGGCGGTAAAACGGTGTATCTAAAAGGACTTGTTGCCTAATGCCATTACAACGCCTTCAATTTAAACCGGGGCTAAACCGAGACCAGACGAACTACGCTGGTGAGGGCGGCTTTTACGAGTGCGACAAGATTCGCTTTCGGTCAGGATTCCCCCAAAAGATTGGTGGCTGGCTGCGCTACGGCCTATTTACGCTGGCTGGTATATGCCGCCAGATGTATAACTACATCACCACCGAGTCCGACAATATCATGGGCTTGGGAACCAATGAGAAGTTATACCTTGAGACGGGCGGTAACCTAGTTGACATCACTCCGCTTCGGCAAACCTTTACCAGCCCAGACACAGACAACTGCTTTGATACCACTAACTTATCAAGCACAGTAAACGTCAATATCGTTAACCACGGTGCTACGGCTGGTTCTTACGTAACCTTTTCAGGTGTTGTTGGCCCGATAGGTGGAATCCCGCAAGTTCAGTTCAACGCAGAGTTCCAGATCCAGACCGTAGTGGATTTAGATAACTTCACTATTCAGACGGCTAGTGCCGCTACTAGCACGGTGACTGGGGGTGGTGGTACAGCCATCACGGCGGCTTTCCAGATCAACATTGGCAACCCGTATATCGCTTATGGATACGGCTGGGGTGCTGGTGCTTGGGGTCGCCTAGCATGGGGTGAGGGGTCGCTTACTCCGGTTGTAGACCAGCAGCGTGACTGGTTCATGGATAACTTTGATAACGACCTGATTGCCAATATCCGCAACGGGCCGATCTATATCTGGGAGTACACGGGGGTATTTAATACTCGTGCCGTTCTTCTTTCCTCTTTAACAGGAGCCGCCAGTGTCCCCGTCGAAGCCATGCAAATTCTTGTATCACAAAACGATAAGCATCTACTCGCTTTTGGCTGCGTGCCTTACGGTTCTAGTAGCGCTGGTGATTTTGACCCCCTTCTTATTAGGTGGGCTAATCAGGACGATCCTGTTAACTGGGCGCCGTCCGCAACAAATTCGGCAGGGTTTATCCGAGTATCTCGTGGATCAAGGATTATCAGGGCGCTACCTACCCGGCAGGAGACATTAGTATTTACTGACTCACACCTGTATTCGTTCCAATTTACAGGTACAACAGACGTGTTTTCCTTGCAGGAGTTGGCTGACAACATCTCAATCATGTCTCCACGGTCTTGCATATCGGCTAACAACGTGACCTACTGGATGGGTACAGATAAGTTCTATGCCTATTCAGGCCGAGTTGAGACGCTACCTTGCACCCTGCGTAACCACGTATTTAACAACTTTAACTACAACCAAGCGGCTCAGGTTGTGTGTGGCACGAACGAAGGCTGGCATGAGATTTGGTGGTTCTACCCAAGCCAGAACTCCGGTGTAAACGACAGTTACGTAATCTATAACTACATGGAGCGTGTCTGGTACTACGGCTCTATGGCTCGCACGGCTTGGCTTGATACACCTCTGCGGCAGTACCCACAAGCGGTTGGTGGCAACTATGTCTATAACCATGAGCAGGGCACGAACGACGATACCTCTGCCATGACCGCCTACATACAGACTAACGACTTTGATATTGGGGACGGGGATAAGTTGTTACTGATTAAGCGGATTATTCCCGACATTAACTTTGAGGGGTCTACGGCTGCAAGTCCGCTGGTGTATATGACCATGAAGCCACGGAACTTCCCGGGGTCGAACTACAACACTTCTAATAACCCATCAGTTACCCGATCCACTACGGTGCCGGTTGAGCAGTACACCGACCAGATATTTATTCGTGCTCGTGCCCGTCAGATGGGATTCAAGATTCAGTCTGAAGATTTAAACGTTCAGTGGCAGTTAGGTACGCCAAGACTTGATGGCAGACAAGACGGACAACGATGACTATCTGTGTTGATAATGATATTCAAAAGACCTTTGTTGCGCCTGCCCTACCGGTGCCGCCTGTTGAATATGACCAAAAGTATGCAACAGACCTTATTAGGATTTTGCGTCTGTACTTTAACCAGATTGATAACTTTCAAAATGCAGTAGCAGGGATACTAAATGGAACGGCTTGCGAGGGAAATATGACCCCATTACCAATTTCAATAGGCGGCACCAACGTAGATGCGTTTGGAAGACTGCGGGTTAGCGAACCGTACAGCCTATTTGACAGCCAAAGCCGTTACTCTGCTGACAATCAATTTGACGCATCTACGTCGGGTACTGGGACATCGACATTCAATACCAACCAGTCTAGCGTTAGTTTGGCTGTGACAGGTGGTGGCGTTGGCTCCGTGGTGCGCCAGTCATTCCGCAATATGCTGTATCAGCCGGGAAAAAGCCTGTTGGTTCTAGCAACATTCCAGATGGACAACAACACTTCTGCCAACCTCGATCAAAAAGTTGGGTACTTTAATACTCAAAACGGACTGTTCTTCCGTCGCACCGGGGGTGTTAATGCGTTTGTGATGCGTTCAAATACCTCTGGGACACCAAGCGATGCACGGTTTGTTAATCAAGCAGACTGGAATGGGGACAAACTAGACGGCACGGGTGCCTCTGGGTACACCCTTGATCTAACCCACCCACAGATTTTATGGATGGACTTTGAGTGGCTAGGGGTCGGTTCAGTCCGGTGCGGCTTTATTATTGACGGGCAATATGTTCTTTGCCATACATTTAATACCGCCAACGTCTACGGCACAACGGTCTACATGACCACTGCCATACTGCCTGTTCGCTACGAGATCACTACTACAACGGCAGCAGTTGCCGCTACGCTCACGCAGATTTGCTCCTCAGTAATTTCCGAGGGTGGCTTTGAGGCCATATCAATCGAGCACGTTGCAAGGCGTACAACAGTACTTAACACCATAAACACAGCGGCTAACTTCCTCCCAGTTGTCTCAATTCGGCTGGCATCGACGGCGCTAGGTGCAGTTGTGCTTCCTAACCGTATACAGTTTCAACCAACCACGCTACAAGACTACGAGATTGCGCTGATTAAAAACCCAGTCCTTACGGGAGCCACTTGGGCGGCAACCGTTCCTTCTGACAGCAATGTGGAGTTTGACGTTGCGGCTACGGCGATTGCTACGGCAGGCACGATTGTTCAGACCGGTTACGTTGCCAGTTCGGGTGGCGGAGGCCAAGCAGACACGACGGCTCCTACTGGGTTTAACTGGGATCAGCAACTTGGCGTATCCCTGACAGGCGTTAGCGACATCTATACCTTGGGCGTCCGAACAATTGCTGGCGCTACAACCGGCGACGGGGTTGGCTGTATTACCTTCTACGACTTAACCCAGTGACATCACTTGACAAATCTAGGATAATCTAACTATGTACTCAGCCCCTGCTACCCCCCAATACGCATACGCCCCTCCTATGCCTACCTTTGAAAGAGGCGGTCGGGTCAAGGAAACCTACGGCCTAGAAAATGCCGCTGAGATGATCCGTCGTCGGGGGCGTGGGGACGACACAATTCTTGCCCATATTAACCCCCAAGAGGCTGGTATCCTAAAACTTCTGGGCGGCTCTGGGACAACCAATCCATATACGGGTTTACCCGAATTTAAATTTTTGCCCGGTATAAAAAGCATACCTATTATTGGAAAACCACTTTATAAAGCCGGATCTCAGATTGGTAAAGCAATCGAAAGCGGTGTTGAGTCCATTGCCAAGGCTCTTGGCCCCGTTGGGTCTATTGCTGCTGCCTACTTTGGTGGCCCAATTGGCGCGGCTTTGTATCAAGGTCTTGCCGCCCCGGGAAGTAGTTTTGACACAAAGAACGCTATTAAAGCCGCTGCTTTGACATACGCTGGAAACACCTTAAGTGGCGCCGAAAACGCTTGGGCACCTCAATTTGACTACGGTAGCGCTTTTGGGGGAGATATGTCGTATGTTCCTACAGGGGATGTTTCAAGCGCCGCCAGCGGAGCACCTTCTGTAAACGAAGCGGTGTCTATAGGTGGGTCTATGGACGCTAGTGGTATAGGTACTGGGGTTGACGCCGCCGCTGGTGGGCCTAGTATGGGTACTGCCCCTGCTGCTTCTGCTCCTTATGGAAACATTGCTTCTGATACTGGAGCAGGTGCAGACTTTGCCGCTCAATCGGGAGAAGGGTTTAACTACAACGCTGCTAGTACTAATATTGACGCAGCAAGCACTCCTACTCCAAACATGCTTGAAAGAGGATATAGCGCTGTAAAAGAAGGTATTGGTGGCATTCTTCCAGAATCAGTAAAAGACTATATTCCTACACTAAGTCAGGCTAAAGATATAGCATTAATTGCATCCGGTGCTACAACTGCGTACGGGGCGTATAAGACCAAACAGGAACTTGATGCCGCTAAAGCCGAAGCCGAGCGTGTTCTTGCCGATCAGGCTAATCGTAAGAAAGAAGAAGTTGAGTGGGCGCAAGGTGTTATGCGCGACTACCCCTATAACTATAAGCGGCTAACTGAAGAAGAAGTTCGCAGTGAGCGCGGCATGGCGATGGGTGGACGGATTGACTCCTATGACGATGAAATCGGTGGCGATGACAATATGATGCAAGGCGGCATCGCTTCTCTAGCCAAGGGTGGTCTTCCCCCTCGGTATCTTCGGGGTGGCGGTGACGGGATGAGTGACTCTATCAGGGCTAACATTGAGGGTAAGCAAGAAGCCCGTCTGGCTGATGGTGAGTTTGTGGTTCCCGCCGACGTGGTATCTCACCTTGGTAACGGCTCCTCAAACGCTGGGGCTAAAAAGTTATACGCAATGATGGATCGTGTTCGCAAGTCACGCACAGGCAAAACTCGTCAGGCACCCGAAGTTAATACTCGCGGCATGATGCCTGCGTAAAGGATAGATTATGGCAACTACCCAACAAGTCGTAACCTCAGCGCTACCTACCGCGTTTGAAGAGTTTTATAAAACCGGTGCCCAAGGCGTTCCCGGTCTAATCCCACAAGCATTTAAACTCTACGGAGCAGGTTCTCCCGCTGAGTATCAGGCTAATATCAAAGGCCCCCTAGAGGCGGCTAATCTCTATACTGGCGCACAGCGGGTAGCAGGTCTAACCCCTAGCCAACAGCAGGTTGGCGCACAACTTTCTGCAATGCAGACTCCCGGGCAGTTTGCTATGGGGACTGGCGCTCTTGGCTCAGGCTACGCCGCTGCCTCTGGCTTGCCCAGTATGTTAGATCAAGGACTATTGCAGCAATATATGTCTCCCTATGCACAGGGCGTCATTGACGTTCAGAAGCGGGAAGCCCTAACAGATGCTCAGAAAGCCCAGTTAACTACTAACTTAGGCGCAGCACGGCAGGGTACTTACGGCGGAGCACGGCAACTGCTTGCTACAACAGAGCGTGAGCGCAACCTCCAGAATCAACTCGGTGACATTCAAGCCAAAGGACTTCAGGCTGCATACGAGGCTGGGCAAAAAGGACTTGAAGCAGAGCGTGCTGCTCGTCTACAGCAGGCACAAACCTTTGGTACATTAGGCCAGCAGTTTGGTCAGTTAGGCGCAGTACAACAAACAGCAGATATTGACCGACTCAAGACTCTCGGCGCCTACGGTGATTACGAGCGTGCTCTAGCGCAACAGAAGACAGACATTGACTATCAGAATCTCTTGGAGCGCATCCAGTATCCTGAGACCCAACTTGACAAACTGAGTGGCTTTATCCGTGGTATCCCCATGACAGATAAAACTCAAACTACCACTACGCCGCCGCCTTCCTTTGCAAGCCAATTAACTGGCCTTGGAATTGCTGGTCTTGGCGCCTTCCTTGGAAAGTAAAGGGTAACTAATATGTCACTCAAAGGAATAACTGAAGGTTTAAGAGTTTTAAATCAGCCTATTGCTGCGTTAGCAAGACTTCCACAAGAACAAATTATTGCTATGTCGCAACAACCGGCTGGATCGCCTAACCATATTCCACCTTCGTATGTAGCAACTATTCTGAAGGCAAAAGCAGATATGACTCAGGCCGCTGCCAATATGCAGGCAATGGCTCAACCTTCGCAGCCTTCGGTAGTTGAACAGTCTATGGCTATTAATGCCCAAGCAGAAGCGCCTCGGCAGGCTCCTATGGATGCAGGGGTAGCGTCGTTACCCGTACCTGAAGAAATGTATGGCAGTGATTACGCAGGCGGTGGAATTGTAGCGTTTGATGAGGGCGGCATGGCTGGGACATTTGATTCATTTATGCCTTCAGAGCCGAGTGGCGAACCCCTTATAGAACCGGCTGTACCAGAAGAACTAGCGGGCAAAATAGGACTTGCGCAAGTTTACGGTATTAAAGAAGGGCGCTATGGAAGAACTAAAGATGAGATTTTAAAATCTTTTGGGGTTAAACCATCTGCACCTGCGGCTCGTCCTGCGCCGACTGTTTCTACTGAGGCTGCTCCTGCGCCTCCCGCTGCGCCTGCTAAGACTCCTGCTAGAGAATCTGGTATTGCTTCAATACCCAAGGGCGCTGCTCCTGCGGCTAAACCTGATTACTTTACTAAACTCCAAGAGATGTTAAAAAAAGCCGGAGTTACTGATACGGATCAGGAAGATCTTGCTGCTGTGCAACAAGGTAGAAGCAAACTTGAGGACGATAAGTTTGATGCTTTGAGAATGGCAATAGTTAGGGCCGGTCTTGGAGCGGCAGCGGAAACATCCCCATATGCAATTTCTAATCTTGCTAAAGGTTTTAGCCAAGGGGTTGAGTCTTACGAGAAATCTACCAAAGAAATTAAGGCCGAGAAGAAAGAGTACGATAAGATTGAACGTGACCTACGCAAAGCCTCGAATCTCCGTAAGCGTGGTGAGGTAGAAAAAGCGCTTGAGTTAGAGGAAAAAGCCGAAGACCGCGAAATTAAACTTCGTGGCGTACAGGCTCAGGAGCGTTCTGCAAATAAACCAAGCCAATTCTCTGAACAGTATGCGCTTTATTCTGCTAATGAAAAAGCAGCCGGGCGCACGCCAACCTTTGAGGGATTCCGTAGAGCACTTGGTACCGGCGATGAGTCGATGGCGTTAAATCGCATTCGATATGCACAAGATGCACTGGCTAAGGATTTGAATTATTTACGGTATTCCAATAGCCCTAAACCTGAAGACCAAGCCAAGGCTGCTGAGATTGAACGTAAAACCTATGCTAGATTCGGGGCTTCTCCTACGGGAGGATCTGGTATCCCTTCCAACGTACAATCAGTACTCGACAAATACTTACCTAGACCGCAATAGCGACCATGGCTGACTTAAACCAACTCTATGACGCACTGTTAAAAGCGGATGCGGCAGGGGATGTTGAAGGTGCCAAGACGCTTGCACAATACATACAGCAAGTTCAAGGGGTAGGTGCACCGACACCCCCCGAGGCGCCCCAAGAAGACGGCTTTTTTGATATGGCTGGGCGTGCGCTTGTGCGTGGAGCCAAACAGACTGGGTCTCTTCTCGGGGATGTGCTACCCGCTATGGTGGGTAAGGCCGTCGGTGCTGAGGACTATGCCGCTCGCCAGATGGCAGAAGCCGAAGAAACCCAGAAAGAGATTGAAGCCAAATACGGTGCTCGGTACAAAGAGTTATCCGACGTTAAAGGGCTAGGGGATGTGCTTCCCTTTGTGGCTGAGACTGTCCTAGAGCAAGTCCCAAATATTGCTACTGCCGTTGTCCCCGGCGTTGGGGGTGCGGTTGCAGGGGGTAAATTAGCCGCCCAACAGGCTGCAAAGACGTTGGCAGCACGGGAAGCAACCCAAGCGGGTGGACGGTACGCAGCCCTTAAAACAGCCCAAGGCGCGGCTTATGGTGGCGGGGCTGGTGCTTTCCTTGGTTCCTATGCCATGAACGCCCCCGAGGTGTTCCAAAACATCTATGAGTCCACTAAGGACGAGGCCACAGGTGAAGGGCAGATGGAGTTGGGTGCATCCCTCTTGGCTGGCTCGGTAGCGGCGGCGCTAGATTCTGTCCTACCCGCATACTTAGTGCGTCAATTTACGCCCGGTATGAAAGCCGGAGTTGTAGAACGTATTCTAGAGAAATCAGGAATGGCTCCCGGTGTAGCCCGTGGTGCCACGGCAGGTGCATTGACAGGCTTTGCTACAGAGGCCCCAACAGAAGCCGCCCAAGAGGCCATAAGCATCGCGGCTGAGAAGTTTGTCAATGAGAACGCTGAGGTCTGGAATAGCAAAGACTTTAATCGTTTGATTGAGGCTGGTGTCCGGGGTGGCGTAGGCGGCGGTGGTATTTCTACGGTTGCAGGCGGTGTCAAGGGGTACTTAGATAAACGTGCTGACACCCGAGCCTTTACGCAGGGCAAACCCGAAGCCAGTGCCCTAGATCAACTTGACTCAGGGCAAGTAGAAGGCGAAGAACAAGTTACTGCTCCAGAAACGGTTGTAGAAACACCTGCTGCACCACCCGCTAATTTAGATGAGGTGCGTAACCTACGAGGCAAAATTGGTGAACTTAGTGCCGCAATCCGTGATTTAGAGAGAAGCGGCACCGACCAAACTATCCTCGCCGACTGGTATGCCGAGCGAGAGCGCTTACAAGAACAGGAGCGTTCCCTGCGCCGTGGTGATGAACCAAGCGATATTCTCCGTGCCCCTAGCGCCCGTGACGAAGCCTTGCGTATGGCGGGTATGTCTGAGGAAGAAATCCAGCGTCGGCGGGAAGCCAAAGGTGAGCCGGGAGTTACCTACAAACCGACTGATTATGAGCGTGGTCTAACCGTTGATAACCTTAGCGATGCCGGTGTCCCCAAACGTGAAGCCGAGGCTATAACGGATCAGGCGGCTAAAAACAAGTTATCTGGCCCTGCACGGTACTACCTAAACAATATTATCCAAGGCAAGTTTTTGTTCTCTGACGGGTGGCGAACACCAACGGAACAGGACTATACCGACGCTAATGAAGAAACCCGTGCCCGCTTTGACCGGCTAAAACAGATTGCAGAGCAGGTACCCCAGCAAGACTTATTCCAAGCCCAGCAGTTAGGACTAGATTTAGCCCCGGCTGAAGAGGGGGTGTCCCGAGAGTTTGCCTCTCCAATTGCTTTAAGTGAAGAAGAGTTTAAGTTAACTGCACCAGAGGGCATTGCCCCTCCAGAAGTGGAGATTGAGACCGAAGCCACTGCTGCCGCAGCGCCGATGAACTTAGTTGATAAGACTACAGATCGGCTTGAGACAATGCTCAATAGCCTACAACCTACTGTAGAGGCTGAAAAAGGGCTAGAGAACTACAAGTCTGCCATTGCTAATTTTGTTGACGAAGTCAAAGATTATTTGGATGGGGTGTCGGCTGAGCGTCGCAAAGATAATCTCGGTCTTATTAACGAGTTCTTTAATAGGCTTGGACTGACTTCAGATCCACAGTTAGCGCAGGGAATTGTTACTGACCTCAAAGGAAAGACGGCTGCTCAACAAGCGCAGATTATTGCGCAACGCACCAAGATGCCTAACCTCACGACGCCGACTGGCTTAAATGAGTTACGCAATCGCTTCCAAGACTTCATGGAGCAGCAAAACTTAGGGCGTATTGGTGAGTTCCCGGGTCGTGCTGCTACTGCAACATTTGCCTCAGATATTTATATCCCAACTCAAGTAGCCAATGTCCTGCGTCAATTGCGCAATAAGCCAACCAAGTTGATGTCGCCTGATGAACGGGCGTTTATGGCTTACATGAGCAAGTTTAAGTATGGCTTGGCGATGAAGTCGGCGGCTTATGACATAGCCAACAAAATCCCGATGGGGAATATGTTCTCCGGGCAAGGGGGAAAAGCCGCAGAGTTATTCCGACAGTTCGTGGAAGAAAACTTTCCAGCCCAGATATTTGACGCTTTTAATCAAACTGTTCTTGAGTATGAGCAGAGTGACAAACGATCTGCCCACGCCGCTGCCATCATCAAGGCTCGGCAAAATATGCGTAAGGAATACCTCAAGCAGATGGCGCAGGAAAGCGCCGAGGCTGAAGCCGAGATGCGTCGTCAAGCCAAGTTGGAGTCGGCACGGCGCAAAGAGGAGTCCCTAGCCCAAGATATTAAACGTGCGTCCTTTAATCGTGCAGAAGCCTACTTTAAACCCATGCACCCTGCGGTTGAGCAACGCCTTGTTGATGGGGATGTAGACGGCGCATTAGAGTTAATTGAGCGGTTTCCCAACGCTAAATACTGGCAACTATTGGCTCGTAGGCTCCGTGCTCTTAATTTAAATACTGTCACTCAGGTAGACGACCAAGAACGGCTGCTTCGTATTAATCTGGCAAAAATTGCCACTACCGTAAATAAGTTGGTTGGGGACATCCGTGACCTGTATCCGCAAGTGTATGAAGCCAATATCGCCCCTGCGCTCAATGAAGCCAACGAGATTGACATCAAAGCATTTGCCAAGGGTTTAAAAACAATTAAAGACAATGCGCTACTAAGCGAAGACATTGTCCGCAGTTCGCAGGTTACTTGGATCTTTGAGCGATACAACAACGCAGCCAAGTCTTTAGATGCCCCCGGCTTTTACATGATGGGCGACGACATTATTAACTTGAATCGGCAAGAAGGTGGGAATTCGTACTACACCCTCTTCCATGAGTTAACTCATGCTGCAACTGCACATGCTATTCGTAACCCAGATCAGTTGAATTCGGCGCAAAAAGAAGCGCTTAACAACCTAAACGAGTTGTATCAGTACACCCGAGCCAACTATCCGGCTGTGTATGAGTACGGGTTTGAGAGTCTTGACGAGTTTATTGCTGAAGCCTTTAGCAACGCCGAGTTCCAAGAAATTCTAAGTAAACTACCGTACAAAAATACGGAGTCCTCACTGTGGTCTCGGTTTATTGACTACGTACGTCGGCTGATTGGGGGTAAAGATACGGTGCTATTTGGCACTCTCTCTAATGCGGACGTGCTTATGACTGCCTCCCAAGTCCGTGCGGCTGGCTCTAACAAGTACACCGGAACCCTTATGGGAGGGGCACCGAAAGCAAAGCGCACAACGGCGGGTACGTTTAAAACGTCTCCTGATAACGAACTAAACCAACGGTGGCTGGACATCCTAAAGCAAAAGCCTGACTGGGGTGCTTCCAAGAGCGGCGTGGCTCGGATGCTTGAAAGCGCTAGTGACGCGACACGTAAATACTTCCTCGGTGCTTTTACTCTGCGGCAACTCCAAGACTTAATTGGTGGACGGCTAGGTGATTCGGCACAGAACTTCATCAATGCGGTTGAAGACATGCTTGAAGACCGCAACGCGATTCTTGATAAGGTTGGCAAGATTGAGAAGAAGTGGGGGGCGTTCCAAAGTAAAGATGCGCAGGGTAGTAAAGACCTGAGCCTGTTGATGATTGATACAACGCTGGCTGGTGTTGACCCTGACGTGCAGCCTAAGAAAGATGCAGAGTTAACAAAGCGCTGGGATGCACTGCCGCAAGAGGCCCAAGAGATCTACCGCGAGGTACGTGATTTCTATAAGGATCGGCTAAACGAATACCGTACGACCGTAGCACGGAACATTGAGTTATCCATGATTGCGCAGGGCAAAACCCCCGCCGAAATTAAAGTTGTCCGCGACGATTTGTTTAAGAAGTTCTCTGAGGACACCATTGAGCCATACTTCCCCTTAAAACGTTTTGGGCGGTATTGGTTACAGATTGGCACCCAGCAGGGCGAGACTCGTGAGTTCTACATGTTTGACTCGGCTGCGGCACGTAACACCTTCCGTGACCAGATGGTTGCAGAGATGGCTAAAACTGGGGACACCCGTGGTATCGATGCTGGTCAGAATCTTAAAGACTTTGTTTCTAAGAATATCCGTGACCTACGTACCCTTGAGGACATCGAGAAAATTATTGAGGACACGGGCAAGAACGATCCCGCCATGTCCAACGTCAAACTACGGGAAGCCCTGAAAGATAACATCGAGCAGTTGTATTACTTGACGCTGCCTAATAAGAGCGTACGTAAGATGTTTATTAATCGTAAGCAGGTTTCTGGTGCAAGCCAAGATATGCTTCGGGCGTTCGTGGATTCGTCATTTCACATGGCATATCAGCAGTCTCGGTTTAAATACTCTCGGCGTATGTTCGACCAATTAGAAGCGGCTGAGCAACTACGGAAGTCTAAGCCTGTTGAACTCCTACGAGAAAAGACGGTTGATGAGGACTACATTGCTGAACTAGGGCGCCGCCTTGAGTACGTAATGAACCCGACGGATACTGGGACGCTACCCTCAATCCTTTCTAACGTATCCTTCTTGTGGTATCTAACGGCCCCCGCATCGGCTTTGGTCAACATGCTGGGTGTACCCGCTATTGGTTTCCCTGTACTATCGGCACGGTTTGGATCGGCTAAGGCTGCAGCCACCCTGCTTTCATACGGCAAAAAGTTCATGTCGTCTGGATTTAAGGGAGAAGATGGCAAGTTTGCGATGCCCTCTCTGGGTATGACAAACCTAAACCCACGGGAAAAAGCCGCTTACGATCTATTTATTGCTAGTGGTTTGATTGATATTACGCAATCTCATGACTTGGCTGGCGTGGCTGAGGCTCCGTCGAACCTGTATACCGGGCGCATGAATGCAGTCATGAAGGGCTTTAGCGCCATGTTCCACCATGCCGAGCGGTTTAACCGTGAGGTTGTGGCTATGAGTGCCTTCCGGATGGCCTACGACAATGCTCTTAAGAACAATGTCCCCCCGCATATCGCATTTAATAAGGCAGTAGATCAGGCTAAAGATCTTACCTACCGGTCAATGTTTGACTACTCAACCTTAAATAAGCCTCGCTATCTACAAAACGCATACGCCAAGGTCATCCTGCAGTTTAAGCAGTTCCCGCAACAGATGACGTATTTGCTGGCACGTAGTGGTTATGAGTGGTTTGATAACCCCTCTGAGGATCAAATTGCCACAATCCGTGAGCATATCCAGCGTGAGCGGATTCGGTACGGGCAAGACGCCTTACAGGGTGCTGATCTAGATGCGGCTGTAGCAGAGCAGTTAAAGATGATTAAGAAGGAAGGCAGAGACCGCCTTTTAGGCACCCTAGGGATGACGTTCCTCTTCGCTGGTGCTACGGGTATGCCGCTCTTCTCGGTCGGTGCTTCGGTCGTTGAAGCCCTCCACGCTGCCTTCTCAGACGACGATGAGCCACCGCTTGACTTTGAGAATTGGTTTAAGAACTGGATGGCTCAAACCTTTGGCAACTTCTGGGGTGACTCTATATCCCGTGGGGTAGTGACGCAGGCTTCGGGCATGAACTTCGCAGACCGTATGAGCCTAAACGACCTTTGGTTCAGGGACGCCCGTAAGAGTCAAGACGAAGTCACAGCCTTCCAGAACATGATTATTAATCTGCTTGGGCCGACTGCGGCGCTAGGTGTAAGCGGTGCCGAGGCTGTGAAACTCTTTAACGACGGATACTATTACCGTGGCGCTGAGAAGATTTTACCTGCCGTATTCAAGCAGCCTTTGGTTGGTATGCGGTATGAGACCGAGGGAGTACTTACTCTCAAAGGAGATCAGTTAGTATCGCAGTCCGATATTAGTGCCAAGGACGCCTTATCCCAATCGTTAGGCTTTGCGCCTGAGAAGGTATCCCAACGCCAGAAGGCAAACATCGAAATGAAGACGATGGAGCAGGACATCATCGCCAAGCGGCAGGATTTGATGAACGCCTTCTTCATGGGTTTTGACTCAAACGATGCTGAATTTATAGACAAAGTATTAAACAAGATTACGAAGTTTAATCAGATGTACCCCACCTACCCCATCACGGGAGAGGGCATAACTCGGTCTATCCAGACTCGCTACCGTAGCCGTGCCTTGGCATCTATTACCGGTGGCATCCCGCTCAACAAGAACCTGATGTTTGAGTTGCGGGAGATGGGGTACTACGGGGACTAAAAAAGACCCCCGCACTGGGCGGGGGTTCAAGGTTGAAGAAGTCCAACCACCAAGAGGAGTGCCAAAGGCACCGACAGCGAGGAGGTGCTGTCAAGGCGGAGTTTACTACTCAATTCTCCATACTCGCAAGCCCCTAACCCCTTTCTCTACAACACCTTTCATTTCTACAGAATAGCGTAGTCTTTTAGTTACATTGGCTACCTGCTGTTTGGCTTCTTCCAAGTCCAAGCACGGGATAAAGAACGTTCGCCCCGGCTTGAACCGACCCCAATCTATTTCAAAACTAATCCCGTGGACTTTCATTTACCGGCGCCATCGCATTTACGTAGTCGTCTGTATTGATAAAGTCTCCCTTGGAGCAGTCAAACATAAACGCATCCGTGGCTAGTCCTTCGATCTTTGTACCCTTAGCCATACGTTTCTTGACCGTCTTTTCATAGATACCGTCGGCCTCCAAGGCTTTCAGAGCGTCTTTTAAGGTAATCCGATTGTTGGTGCAGAACTTCCGTAGGTGCTTGGTACTAATAAATAACTTCTTAGTGTCCGGCTCAATCCGCACAAGAAGATCGTACTTCGGCTCTACAATCGGCAACTGAGCCATACCCGTACGGTTATCAGCAGCGTCGTTAATAACCAAAATACTGCCTCGGTGCTCGTTTAAGAACTCACCAATTACGCTGGCTTGGTTGGTAGCGGGTGGCTTAATCTCATGCCGCATCTGTGAGAACTCTTTAATCATCCACTCAAAAACCCGCTTGATGTCAATATCAATAAGCCCAAGTCTCTTGGCAATCATACCTCCCGCAATATTACAGGCGGCTACACCAGACCAGAACCGTTCCCGCCCACTAAACTTAACCTTTTTATCAATCACCAATTGAATCTGCTTAACCATATCAAGGGCTTCTTCAAGGTTGCCAACAAGCCATTGCAGATAAGGGCGCCCAGCGTGTCCATAGTTTAAGAACATTTTGGGGAACAAGTCATCAGCCTCGGCTTTGGTTATCAGAGATGTCTCAGGAATTTGATACTCAATTAGTCGCATCAACTCTCCATCCGGGGTAGCAGTCATTGCGCCGAGTTTGTCGTAAAAAGATGCGTTTGATGTGCAGACGCACAATAAAGACCACTTGGATGTGTTAAGACGCTCTTGGTTGACCTGCGACTGCATACGCCCACGTGCTCGGCCTTGCGATACGGCATATAAGAAATCAGAGAAGTCATCCCCCTCCATCTTAGTTACCTCATCACAACTAATAGGCAAGTGATTCATGATACCCATGCGGTTGAGTTTCATATTCATAGTGTCGCGCCAGATAAGCATTTGCTCGTCCGGATGTCCATAAACACTATGCATCAACTGGGCTATTGTTGTCTTACCTGTACCAGACCGGTTGTTGATCAGGTTAATAACCGCACCTTTTAGATTCAGATGCTTTAGAAGCGGAGATCCAAACGCCGTAAAGAAACCAAACGCATGCGGCTCAAAACCCTCTCGGTTGTAGACGTTAGCAACTTCTTTCCATTCCTCAAGTGTTCCCACTGGCTGCATGTACTCTGCTATATTGCTGGTCGAAGAAGACGGTGGGCTGTAACGAATTGCTTCAGCAGTAATCTCTTGGTCGCCAATAATAAATTTTCTGTCTTTGTCAGTCCATCCAAATTGCATTCTCATTACCTCCACTTCAGTTTTAAACTGTAGTTCATTAACAAACTTAATCATAAATTGCGAAATTGCGTCCATTTGTTTGACGCCCCCAACCACGCCATACCATCCCAAACGTTCTTTTAGTTTTTCCTTAGACATTAGTTCAGTAACTGGTAAGGCAAACTCTCTTATCCCGTCCCTTGGTAGGTGTAGCCGAATCCAAGCCACCTCACCGCGATGCGGGTCATGCATACGTTTAACAATGTACAAGTCATGGGCGTAGACTAAATCAGGATCTTCGCCGTCTCCGTTAGACCGATATATGCCACCGTTCTTGCCACGGAAATATGGGAACGGATACTCTGGAATTACAACAGTGGTTGGCGGTAAATCAGGGATTTCTTGCGGTACTTCAACGATATTATCTTGGTCACTTGCACGTGCAATCTTCTTCCCCAACTGTATCGGCCCTGCGATCTTACCCTTGTGCGGACATCCATCACATCCTCCTGAATTGTATTTTTCAAATGTAGAACAGCGCTGTGGGCCACCGGTATCCATGGCTTTACGGACAGTCTCGGCGGGGCTGTAGTCTGGGTGCCCCTCTGAAATTTTGTGTATGGCTACATCCCTATCTTCGCAAGCCCATGCTACTGAGAGTCCTGCCCGCCACAAGTTGTAGTCTACGGTATCCTGTTCTGTAGCAATCTTTGCTATCTGCGCACAGCCTTCGCCCTTAATCGTTTTGGCGATAATAATCTTGAACCACTTCTCTTCGTTGTTAGCCAGCGCTTTAGTCAACTCATTGAGTTGTTGCTTAGGTAACTGAAACTCCGGTGGTGCAATTAATACGCCGAGCCGACTCTTGATCGTCTCGTAATCTACCTCTGGAGCAATCGCTAATATGGATACAGGCTTAGGTGGATCGTCCTTGAAGTTAAGTGTTTCAGGAACACGCAGTATAGATGCGGTATCAGCAGTCCGTGCGGGGTCGGCATAGAAGTCATATTCTTCGCACAAATACTTAATGCGTTCGGCTACAGGCTTCCACTCTTCAGCACTGATGGTTTTGGTAAGCCGCCAGTACACATGTAATCCCCGCCCCGAATTAACAATCGTTGGTCTAGGAAGGTTTACGGATTTGCAAAACTGTTGTAGGGCTTGCAGTCCTGTCGCCTGATCCGGATAGTCTTTAGTTTCACCGCAATCAATATCAAGCCAAAAGGCTTTGATGTACTTGGCGTTTGCCTGTGTGCGTGATGTATTGGACTCGTATTTAGAACATGCGAAGTATGCGTCGTATCTCTCTTTTAACAGACGTGCAATTTCTGCCTCTGCAGAATCCAGTGTTTCATGGAATGTCTGCTTAGGGGTTCCCTCCTTTTTCAACCCAACAATACAATACCAGCCCTCAGACGGTAGTACCGCTTGTAATAGTTCTGTTGTTGGCATGCCTAATCCAGATGCGCTTTATCTTTAAGTTTTTTAAGGACATCCGTTATTTTCTCAGCATGCTTCTTACGTGGGATCTCCTGCCCTTTGAACCATTTGTAGATGGTCATGCGGCTTACACCAAAGAAGTTCGCTACGTCAGAAACAGGTATTTCCTGAGCAATACACATCCTCCCCAGCATTACGCCGGGAGAGGATGTCGGGGCGTACTTATTAGTCTCGACTATGCGAGATGAGTAACCTCGTGAATCCGTCATAATTACTCATCATCCGTAGCCCAGTCAGCCATGACTGAAGCAAGGTCTGCTTTTGCAGCAGGGGCATCAGCGGCTTTCTTAGTAGTCTTTTTAGTCGGCTCAGCAACCTCGGCTTGGGGGGCTTCTGGTGCTGTTACTGGCGCAGCAATAGACTTAGGTTTGGCATCGCCTTGAGACGCAGTTTGAATTACTGCAGACTTGGCTTCGGGTGTGACACCTTGTGCCTTGGCTGTTTCCCACTGCTCTTTGTTCAAGAATCCGACAGGCTTGAAAGTCAACTTGGGCGACTCGCTATCTGAGTCAAACTTCATTTCGGTAACAATCATATTGATGTTGTAGCCTTGTGAAGCAACGTATTTGGCATACTGTTCAAAGGGCATGTGCTCTTGATCGCCCTTACCAAAGTAAGACTTAGACGGCAGAATTAACTGATACACCGAACCCTTGATGTCGTCTGCCAACACTACGGCAAGACGCTTTTCATAACGGCACGCACGGCTATCGCCCTGACCGGAACCCTTGATGTTCTGAGGGCATCCTTCGCAGTTCCCATGCTGAGGCGCTTCAATACTTGCATCAGGTGTTATGCCGTCATTAGACCAGCAGTTAGGTGGCGCTGATTCACCGGGGGTGTAGCCACCGGAATAATACTTACGTGCCACGTACTTAGTGCCGTTGACCACAACGATGTTCATAGAACGGTTTTCGTTCTTGGCAATCTCCTCGCCGTTGACCATCATGCGAAACACAGCGCCCCGCAGGGAGATGCGCTTCATGCCACCGGAACCACCTAGCGATTTTGTTAACTCATCAACTCCAACCTCTTTGATGTAGTCGGGTACTGCTTGTTGAAACAAACTAATTTCGTTACTCATCATTTTCTCCTAATGGTGATTTGATACTCACGATCCCGTTGAAGCCCTGCGGGATGCATATCAGGGTTCTCCTCTAAAAACTGCTTCATATTGGTCTGATGGATTCGACGCTCAAGCAACTCCATAGCCTGATTCTCGCGTATGAACTTGTGAAGGGATTCCCAATCATTAGTCCAATAGCGTTCTTTGAGCGTGCGATACGCCGTACCAAATGGCGTACGAAAACTATCAGCACCGGTTTCTTTGCATATCGTAAGCAACTCGGCACTGATAACCTTCATCTGTTCCTCGACTGCTTCAATCTGCGACTCCATATCTCGCTTAATTCGATCACGCTCATCGCGCATCTTGATATAAACAGAGACGAGTTTATCTACGGAAACATCCATATAAGATCCTCTTGGTTTTTGTTTTTTATAATGTACTACTAAAACTGTACTGTGTCAAGAACTAATTTCGGTTTTATACAAATCAACAAGTTGCGTATGAGTATTTAGTTTTCCTTGAAGCATGCTGTACAACTTGTTCTCTACGGGGCTTCCTGAAATGTGTACCACGGTCATCGGGTTCTTTTGCCCTTGTCGGTGGATACGAGCATTGGCCTGCAGGTAAGTCTCGATAGATGTCACAGGAGCGTACCAGATAATTACGTTAGCCGCAGTTAGGGTAACTCCGTGGGAGGCGGCTTGCGGTTGGATTAGCAACACTCTCGGTTCCGGCTGTTCTTGAAACCGCTTAAAAATATCAGTACGTTTGTTTACACTCACATCGCCATTGATAACTTCTGCTGTGATGCCCTGCTTAGTTAAGTATTCTTTAAGAAGTTGTATGGTGTGGGTGAACGGCACAAACACCAAGACTTTGTGAGACGCCTCATCAATGACCTCCTGCACCACGCTGAGACGGTTTGAGACATCGAACTCAATAACATTCTTTGCATCGCTATAAACTGCACCCCCTGATATTTGTAGCAACTTGTTAAGGTTTGTGGCAGCGTTTACTGTCGAGACCTCTTCGCCAGCCGTAAGTAGCAACATGTCATCCTTAAGAATCTTGTAGTACTTTTCTTGCTGGGGCGTCAGCGGTGCATGGCGGGATGTGTACGTAATATCGGGCAAGTCAATACACTGCTCTTTGGTAAACCGGATGGCTGGTTGCAGTGCATCAAAAATAACTTTCTGCGCTCCGGGTTTGGGTATCCATTTGAACCGGCTGATATTGACCATGACCATGTCTCGGAACGACCCAAAGAACCGTGGAACATTCTGTGGAACAGACATCTTTGCTAACCCAAAGGCATCCGTAGGGGACTGCGCCGCCGGGGTACCCGTCATCATCCAAAGCCATGTCTTTTCACCAACGATTGTTTTGAGCGTCTTCCACCGCTTTGTGTTGACGTTCTTGTAAGCATTGGCTTCATCCACAATAACTAAGTCAAAGGTGCCATCTTTAATAATGTCCTCTGATACCGTCTCAACCCCGTCATAGTTGATGACTATGAATTCGGCTGTGCTATTGATAATTGCTTTACGCTTTTCTCTAGAACCATGCGCTATCCCAACATGGCGGTGGACGGCACATTTAAACAAGTCCGATTGCCACGACGCCTGCATAATTGAAAGAGGGCAGATGATAAGGACTCGGCGTATTAGCCCCTGCTCCATGAGGTAGTCTGCCGCCCATATCGCCGCCGCAGTCTTGCCTGTGCCCTGCTCATTAAAGCAGAACGCCCGTTTGTGTAAGGTAAAAAAGGAAGCCGTATCTTTTTGATGGCTCATCGGGGGGTAAGCCCCGGGCCATTTATAGTCCCTTGTTATTGGGGACGGTACATTTTTAAGATTAAGCGTGCGCAACGTCTGGGCTTCGTGCAACCCCCAGTTAACTGCTACCTCGCTGACTTCTCCCTCTTTTTGTACTACCTTGCTTTTCTTTATTGTTTCGGTGATGCGGCTTGGGAACTTAGTGCGCACCACCAAAACTTTATTATTTATTACTTGCATTCTTCTTTACTGACCTATCTGAGTTTCTCTTAAAAGAACGATTAGTGCTAGGAGCGACGAGTCTAAGATTACTGCGGGAGTTTGTCCCACCCTTAGAAAGGGGGGTGATATGGTCAATGTCTTTTCCTTTTCGGTCAACACCGTCTTTGTCCATGTGGTATCGCGCACGCTCACGGGCGGCTCTAGCAGGTTTTTCATCGCGTTCCTTTTGTTGGTTCCATTCCTTCTTGTAAGGGCGGGGCTTGTTCACGTATGGCATGATAATCTCCTAAAAAGGTTTCCCAAATTGTGGATTATCTTTGATACCTAAGTCAAGAGCCAGCCGCTCGTTCTCATCTTTGACCCTGTGGTATGCCTGTCTCAAACGCTCAATTTCTTTGTGCAACCGCTCGATCTCGGCTTTGTATTCAACTGGTATGGTGTAGAGGGAGTCGGTATAACCCAGTTCTTCGTTTTTAAACGACGCAACGTGCCCGTACTTGTTCATCCAAACCAAAGGACTATGTGATTGCGCTAGTGCCTTGCGTAGATTTTCTTTTGTTGAAGGCCATAAGTTTGGGCTTGTTCCATTCTCCAAAGCCGTCAACGCCAACTCTGCTGCATCTCGTAGGTCGCTCATTCTTTCACCTTATAAAACTTCTTGGAACCCATCCGTATTAAGTCCGCAATCCCGTTCTCAACAAACCTTTTTAAAGTACGGGCTACTTTGCCCTCGCTTGCAATCCATTCCTTTGCAATCGTCCTTGCTTGCACGGGGGTTTTGGGGTGAGAAAGTAGATACCTCCACACCTTCTCCTCAAAATCGGTCATCTCAACTGCCACTGTTTTTCTCCTGTAAATACATATCGACATCTGACATCAAACTATAAAGTTCTTGTAGTAACTCAGGGCTTGGGTCGGTTATGTTTTCACTAATTAATTGAATTACTTCGTTTACATTTAGTTCTTGCCATTCACGATTCTTCATGTGTTCTTCTCCTTTAGTTTGGTTTCTAATATATTTTCTTCATCCTCATCTAGTTTCTCAAGTTCTGCTTCGTAAGCCTTGGTTAGGTCTAATATGTTTTCTTTACGTCGCATCCATTCGTAGTTGTACCTGAAGTTTCGGCGCTTAATCGGGTCAAACTGAGCAATCTTTCTATTCATGTCAAACATCAACTTCAATAATCTTTCACGAAACTGCTGAGGATCTATGTCTAAAATGCTCAAATAAGTATCAGAATGCTGGAACAAAAAGTAGATTGCAGAAATTGCCTCATCTGTGGGTATACGCAGTCTCCCTAGTCTGCGGGGTTTTGATTGCGCATCTTGAATCGCTAAAGCCACAACTGCAGATAGCAACCTACGATTGGCTGTACCCTGTGCCCTGTAATCTAGTTCGTATGACATGCTATTGCTCCTTTTGCAACTCAATTAATTTTTCAAGGTAGTGCGCGGCTTTATTTAAATCATCAACGCCACCTTTGCTTTGCCACCGAGAAACGTACTTAATAATGTTGCCCTCAAAGTACCCGATGTTGTTGGCGGCTATGTAATCCCAAGGCTGAATAGACTTGTCCTTGTAATGCGTACCGCCAACCTGTTCATCATTTGCGCTCATGGAAATACAATTCTCCTTATCTTGGTTTGTTTTCTAGCCCACTTAAGAATTAGTTCATGCTCTTTTGGAGTCTTAAAGGGCCACGCTAATTTACGCATTTCATAAGGTACATCATTTAGAGGGAAAGTAACCTCTTCAACTTTGGGGGTTTTCTTGGCTGTCATCTCCATTGTCCTTTTCCATTGTGCTCACAGTCTTTTACGTGGCAAAACTTTCTGCATGTGAAGTTCGGTCTTGCGTTCCATACGTCGTTTGTCATAGCAGCCTCAAGCCTTTGAATCTCAGGCAACCATCGCCCCCACGCATCTTCTTGTATGTTGTTTACAAATGAGGCTTTGACTAAGTCTTGGGCTACAACAAATACCAACCCTGCTTTTATCGACTGCACATGTGGGAAGTGCTTGAAAACCAATAGCGCCAGAAGTTCTAACTGTTTAGTATCAGCATACTGAGAAGACTTGCCCGTCTTGTAGTCCACAATGTGAGCATGATCCCCATCAATAATTAGCAAGTCAGCGATACCTCTGAACCACACATTCTCATCTTTGAACCCAACCGGCTCAAAGTCTTTAGTCAATCCCATCTCGTACTCACACAACTTAATACCGGGA